GAAATGGATTATCATCACTAGTAGCTATACTCTTTAAAATTAAACCATCATCAGGATCGTGAGTAACTGTTACATCCTGGTCATCACCAAAGTAAACAACAGCACTATCAGCAAGATACAGATCACTCCACTCTAGTGAAGCTGAACCTAATGTTGCACCGTCTGAAGCACTAGGAACAATGGATGTTTCCGCTGTGAATGTATTTGTACGAATACCTGAAGTACCGTTGTCAATAGCACCGAAACCAGAAGTTATAGAACCCGAGTCTAATGCTCCAGTTGTAACGATATTACTTCCACCTACACTATGGC